CTGGATCTTCTGCAAACCCGATTGCTCGGATTATTTGAGAAGCAGTTGCCCATTTGGTTTTATTCCACATCTCAAATGAGACGGGCTGATATGGCAGTTTAACTGTCTGAGCAGTTCCCCCGGCTACGACAGTTACCGTCCCTTCGGCTATTTTATTAAATTCGCTCATATGTACCTCCTATTAAGAAACTTGAGTGCAGCGAACGTTTCGGAGCCATGTTTCTTGCAAGAGTGCTTGTGCTTGCGCGAATTTAACGCCCAAAGTTCCATTCAGTGCCAAAGGCCCAGAGAAGATTGGAGGTCTGTAGAGAAGTTGGCTAGAATAGCCATCTTGGTCGATGTGAGCGTATGACTCACGAGCCACGGCCATGTTGTTGTAAACATCATTGCCATTCATGGAAGCACCACGCTGGACAGCAGATTCCGAGCTTGTAAATATGCGGAAGTTCAATACCGCCCCATATTCGCTGTAAATCACGTCGTTTTGATTGGGATAATTCCAAGACGATGTGAATTTATCCAAAGAGTCAAAAGTGGGCTGTAATTCTGTGTTTGTTAAAAAGAAATAAGCTGCCCGAATTGGTGACGACCCGAAACGATCCTCGCCAAGTTTTCCGGTTAAGAATTTAAATGCGTTGGCTGTATCCAAAGCAGAAGCCACATTGCTTAAATCTCGCAATGTCAATTCTGTTGGATTGTCTCCGTCCTGTCCGCCCTTACAGTTATAGACGGACGAGCTTGAGAGTAAATAATCTCTCAAAATGATATCTTCAGCCTGTCTCATGGCCACACCGAGTCTTTCGGTTACCCATGAAAGTACGGGGTCTTGATCCTGGATCACGACCTGTTCGTTTAAGATTACAGAAGTTCCATAGAAAGCCATCGCACTGTCTATGATTTCTCGTGTAGCGACCTGAGAAGGTGGCTCGATACCTAGATTGCCCAATTGGACAATTGGTGGTTGCAGTGGGACAGGGCGCAAGAAACGCATTGTGGTTCCACCACCACGGGGCATTGAATACTTTTCAGCAGGGATAATATAATTGAAATTGGGTGTAGGCACACTCAACATTCCAGGCGCAAGCGACTGGAGGATTGGAGCTGGCAACTGCCCAGTAGTTGTGATAGTCATCGTTCCTCGATTGGTTAACGGTTTTAAATCAATCCAGAACGCTCTGGAATGACCTTATTTCCGATAACTACGCAAGGAAGCCCCAGACTATCTCTGGGGAGCGCCGTTACCTATGGGCCTTCGTTGTGCTTCTTTAAGCTTTGCATATGCTGAATCACGGGCTGATTTAGATTTAATATCAAAATCCATCGCTGTGGGTGTTCCACTGCCGGGAGGCACGTAATAGGGATTCTGTTGATTCTCTTCTACGCGTTGCTTAATTGATGTTCTATCTTCAACTTTGTTCGCTTTCTTGGCCTTTAGATACTCATAGGTCAATAAGCGCCGTTCATAGTCATCTGCAATCTTTAAAACACTGTTTACAAAGGCTGGGGAACTTTGTTCTAACTCGGCAATGTTTTGCTCTGTCATTACTGAATCGTAATCGCCAAATTGCGACTTCAATTTTGGTAAAAAGTTCCGTTTATCTTCATCTTTTCTGCGAGTCTCATAAGTCCGATTTGCGATCTCTTCCGCTTCCTTCTGGAAAGTAGCTCTATCTTTTTTACGGATAAGCTGAAGGCGTTCTTTATCAATGTAATCATCAACCCCATCCAGCGGATCTGGTTCTTCTTTCGAAGATTGGGCTAATTTCATTTCGTTGATTTGCTTTTGCAGCATCTCCCGTTCCATTTCCGCACGGATACGGGCATCTCGTTCAACTTGCTTGCTAGCTTCTAGTCTTGCAAAGTTTTCACGCGCCTTATCGCTGGCCAATTTTTGAGGCTCTACTGTCTCAGGTGCGGCGGCTGCCTGATTTATTACGCCATCTGTCATGTGATCTCCAATTGCAGGTGCGACTTCTGCGTTACGCAAAATTTAAATTTGACCACATATGCGATCATTGTTAAATTCAAATTTAAATTAACAAAAAGGGGAATATATATGCAAAATTTTATTTTACAGAAAAATCAAGTGTTGGATAACGTCGAATATTTCAAACAGAATTCGGAAGATGGTTATGTAAAAATGGTTGAAAAGATCATTGCACAACGACCGTTCGGTAAACATAAATTCTATATCCTGCAATTCGTCAAAAGAGTAGATGACAGAACAGGGACTAAGAAGATGCACCATCAAGCCCGTTTAACGAAGCCTGAGCCCTTCCCAGGCTCTACATTGTTAAGGGTAGACCCTAACCAGACTGAACAAGTAACAATCGTCTGGACGATCCCTAATCAAGAGAATTTTGGATTGTACAAATCTGGCAAGATGTTTGCCGATCCGTTTGTCCATGAATGTATTGAAAAATTCTTGAAAAGTCCGCAAGAATTAATGCAACCAATGGAAGGAGATTTGACAGAAGATCAAATGAGAGAGGCTTATAGGGAAATGAAATCAAGAAAAAAGATTATAAATTTATTTTGAATTAAGGGGTATTACCCCTTAATTCATTCGTGTTGGTGGAGTGCCTTTTTGTTGGCTTTCTGTGGGAATCATCGTTGTGAATGTTCCCATCTTTTTTCCTGTTTTACCACGGATTCCGACTCCATGATATGTCCCTGAATTTTCCATATGCCTGGTATTGAATGGCAGTTGAGCGGATCCGCTCGTCTTAGCCTTCATGATCCCTCGGCACTTTCATTTTTTTCTTTTCTGGAGGCATTGGTTCAATGGAAGATGGGTTTTTCTTACCCACTTTTCCAGCTTCGCCAACACCTCTATATTTACCAGCACATTCATAATTTCTATGGTCATATGCGGGTTTATTTGGTTCCGAAAAATCAGGTCTTTCAACGAAAGGCTCTTTGATTTCGTTATCCATTTTAATGCCTGTAATCGGGTTTTGCTCGTGCTTTATTTGCATCTTTAACAAAAGATTGCTGATCGCTATGGATATCTTCTTCTGTATCTGGATACTTAGAATTGGTTATCTCACCAACTCTTGGCAATTCTTTTCTATGGGCTTCTTCGGGAAAAAATTCTTTCGAATCTGGCTTTCCTGGCTTCATATCCATTTTACGGTCTTCCATTGATTTCATAATAAACCTTCCATTGTTTGTTGGTTTGGTTGTGCATTACCACTGTTTGGTTGTGCATTACCGTTTTGTTGTTGTGAATTGTTTTGCATATTTTCTAACAAGAAATCAGTAGAATGGGTTTCAATTTTCGCATCCAATTTCTCTTTATCATCGTTATCTTCTTGAATATTCCCCAATTCTGCCAGTCTATTAGCCGTCTTAGCTGCTTCAATCTCTCCATGCTGTGTTATGATTTCTAACAACTTTTGCAGGGCTTCCACTTTGTTTTTAAGGGCCATAGATTTGTTTTGCGTAATTTGAGATAAACGCTCTTCATATAATCCCACATCTGCTTTGGAGCGTTGATCTCGTTCTTTCGCCCATGTTAATTCGTTGACTGATTTTGCATGTAATAAATGCAACTCAGCTTCCATTTTCGTATGTTCAATTATCATCTGTTGATTTTGTGCTTCCATCTGGGCTTTTTCGCGTTGTTCCACTTCCTGCATGATCTCATTTTTGCCTTGAATGGTTGCGTATTGCAAAATGAATTTGGGTGGGATGATTCCCCCCAGCTCTTTATTGAGATGCAGCATTTGCATAAATTGCTGTTGCGCTTGAACCGTAGTATTAAGACCTTCCGAAACAAGAACGTCATATTTCGAGAACGTTTTGTTAAGAAATTCAACGTTCGGCTGTTTGCCAAGAATTCTTGCGATTTTGGCAGGACTCCATTTATTTTGTATGATCTTTTGTTCGAGTCTTCCAAGTGATTTAAGAACGTTATCCCACTGATCGAAATACTTCTGCAAAGTGACAAGACCAGCTCCTTGGCGTAACATAACTTCGATTCCGGTTGTAGAATCGTCGGCCATGCCCATAAGCTCTTGGTTGACGCCAGATGTACGGAAAATGAAGTCTGCCAATTGATTTGCCAATTCCATGTCTGAAGGTGGTACGGCATTAGGGATAATTTTTTGTATGTCTGTGAGAACATTTCCTTGCTTGACAATGATGTCACCACCATAACCACCCTCCTTGAGAACCTCTGGATTAACAATCGAATTCTCTATATACATCCAACCTGTATTTAAAGAACTTTCTGATATCTGGTGGTTCAAAATTATTCGACGATTCATCAAGAACTGCGTATCACGCATGGCCCTAGTCAAAGACCTATCCCGTAGGTCAAATTGGGCCACGTGTGCGTCATGGTTCCAATATACGGGGATCATGGGGCTTTCATCGAATCCCATAGGGTTATGGCCGATGTACATCATATATTCATTCAATACGACAGCGACTTTCCATGTGGGGACTTCAACTTCTATTACTTCATAAAAATCTGTATTAGCGATCATTTCGTCGAGATATTCGTCATTATCCGCATAGTCATACGTCATGCCGTCATTCTCATTATACAGCATCTTCTTCATGCGTTTGGACTTGTACCAGATATGGGAAAGCACTAAGAGATCATTTCTAGCCAGATTATAATTCTCTGGAAGGAAATAGAATTTTCCATAACGGTTTCCGTACCCACTCATAGTCATAATGAGATCGCGCTTAGTCTTAAAGCGGTTCATCGCTTCTTGCTTCGAGATATATTGCTGAGTCCACCAAAAATTACTGTCAGATCCATCAGGTTCACGGAAATAACTATCACAGAGAAATGAGTTGTATGGCCATATCTTCAAGTCCATCGTTCCATTTACCGGATCGTCAGTATAATCAAGATAGGGTTGAATCAAACATAACCCCGCGATAGCACTTTGTTCATATGCTATAGAAAGCTTTTCTAGTATGCCTCTATAGTTATTTGCATACGTCATTAGTTTTGTGAGATCGTCAGCGAATTCTTGTTTAGAGCCCTCGATGGGAGTGTAGTTAATAGACTTTCGATGTTGGCGTTGATAGCCAGTTACCATATTTATGGGCTGTTGAAGCAAATTAAAATGAAAATTCTGGAAGTTTTGCTGGGGATAGAAATTGAAATACGAATTTATAAAACGCTGCTCTCCGGCATAAAAAAGCACATCAATATTGGATTGATTCCATCTCGCTTGTTCAATCGGTTCAAATTTTCCGTATAGATTATCCATCCAAGTTTTTACGTTGGATTCGTTCGGCTCGGTATCCGTTTCCCACGGAGGAAAATACATCGGCATAGACATTCCCTGTAAGAGGCGTATATTCAATATAATATTAAATATTTGTCTTTATAGCAAAAATTTATAGAAAATTTTTGAGATTAAATAATATTAATGATAATTTTAAGTTGATAAAACAAGGGGGAATTATGTCAGGTTTACAGGTATATCAAGAAGGAGGGCAAGGGGTAGTAACCGCGCAATTTCCTCCGGTCGCATCTCCAAGAGATCCAATTTCATCAACTGTTAGTGCTTTTCCAGACATTGTTGGAAGTGATGGATCGCCTTATAATTTATTGCGTATGTGGATCAATACAACAACAAAATCCGTTTTCATGTATTTGGGACAAGGTGTTTGGGTTTTAATCAGCACCGGGACTGGAGATGTTACATCCGTAACCGGAACCGCTAACCAAATCTTTGCTAATCCGAATACTGGAGCGGTTATTCTTTCTCTTATCGGCCCATATACACCATCGACATATACTCTTGATGGAGTTTTATATGGTAATACAACAAGTTCAATCGGAGCCACAGTGGCCGGAACAAATGGACAGACTTTAATAGGAAATACAAGTCTCGCACCTTCTTTTGCTGCCATAGGTACATTATCAGGGCTTACAGAATTTGGCGTTATCACTATGGGGGCTACTGCATTTGTAGCGACAACAGCCGGATCGGCAGGTCAATATTTAGTATCTAATGCGACAAGCGCTCCAACATTTCAAACAGCTACTCCTCAATTAGTTGTCACCCCTGTTGCAGTTGCAACTCAGGCAATGACTTCTAATCACAAATATATAGCCAATGATGCTTCTTTAACCACATTCACCCTTCCAACAAGTTCTTCAGTTGGCGACATTATTCAAATTGTGGGTAGTGCGTTGAACACAAACGGATGGAAAGTTACATACACAACAGGGCAAATCATTTGGGGGCCTGCAGGCTCTTCAACTGCTACTTCTGGAAACGCAGCTTCAGCAACGCTACCAGCACAAGCAATGAGTATTAGTTGCGTTGTGGCTAATACAACTTGGGTTATCACCGATAACAGCGGAACAATCACTTTAACATAAACAAAAACCAATAAGGACATGACCATGAAAAAAGATATGAAAGAAAAGATGAAAGAAAAAGTAAAAGAAAAAATGTCTTCCAAAGGCTGTGGAATGGGCAAGAAAGAACCAATGGGTAAAAAAGGGAAATAACATGAGTTATTCTGGGCAAGTGCAATTTCAAACATTAACGGCCGTAGCTGCTTCAGCGATTACGACTGGCTATGTGGCAGTGGTTACACTTGCCCACCCTACTATCGTGGCTCATATGAAGAATGGGACGAATGGTGATGTAGAACTCGGAATAGATGAAACGACCGCCAAATGGGGATTCCCTCCGCTTTCAGGAGCCGCGTACGATATACGCACAAACGCCCCACAAAATGATGAATTGATGTTAGCAGCCAACACAACCATTTATATAAAATGGAATGGAAGTTCTCCAGGAACGCCAACCGGTAATTTTTATCTCGAATTTATGCAGGTGACACAATGAGCCAGGCTTATGTTGGTGGAGTAACTGCTTCTGGTTTACCTCCAAGTGTTCCAACTTCTTTTGTGACAAATATCAACTCTCCAGCAATTCCAGCATCCAATGTTTTAGATGTTTTCGGTGGCAGTGTATCCACAAATAATAATAACGGCGTACAGACTGACGGAAGCAATGGAAGTAATGTTTTAACGATTGAATTAACAAATAGAATTTTGGGAAGCGTCACCACCACAAACGCAACTCCAACTACGTTGGCCACTTTCGCTTTAGGTTCTACTCCCGCTGTCTATACATTTGATATTCAAATCGCGTCTTTTAACGAAACAGATGTGAATGGAGATGGCTATTTTATAAGCGGATCATCCAGGACAGATGGAACAACAGCGTATCTTTGTGGAACGCCTGACAAGATTGTCAATGAAGAATTTGGAGATACAGCGGACGCAAACATGATTGTCAGTGGCAATAACGTGATTATCCAAGTCACGGGTATCGCGGGAAAAACTCACCATTGGCGAACATTAGCAACATATATTGAGGTGACATAATGGCTGGTTTTACAAATGACGTTGTTTATGCAAAAAACGGCGATTTTTCCCAAGCTGCATCGGTGAAAGGTCAGCTATCAAATGGTTTATTGACAAACGGTCAAATGTGGATTGGAACGACTACTCCGAACGTTGGAGGAACGAATATAAACGTTGGGACTATTACATCCCCCGATAGCAGCGTAACAATTGGTTATTCTTCTCCCAATATTACTTTGGAAGTAGCGGGTGGAACTTCAACAATCAAGACTATTACAGGAAATACTGGAGGAGCTGAATCGCCCGCGAGCGGCAACTTTAACTTTCTAACTGCAAATACTACAGTGAAATTTGCCGGAACATCCGCTACGGAAACTTTAGATTTTGGATTAACTAACCTATTTTTGGGAGATCCTGGGAGCAATCTTACAAGTGCAACATTTTCGACAGCGTATGGTCAACTTTCAGGTACATCATTAACCAGTGGTATTGCCAATTCATTTTACGGATATAAATCTGGTAACTCGATTACTACGGCTGTAGGTTGTACTGCTATTGGCTTCGCTGCTCAATACCTAGGGGTATCAGGAAATTATAATACATCGTTGGGCTATGAAAGCTTGTATGGCGTTGTCAGCGGGACCAACAATATCGCTCTAGGATACCTTGCCGGGTCAATTTACGAAGGAGCATCCAGTTCAAATATCTCGATCGGTAATTCAGGGATAAACACGACTGAATCCAATACTATACGCATAGGAACACAGGGTACGGGAGCGGGACAGCAGAACCGTAACTTTCAATCTGGTATTACAGGAGTTACTGTTTCAGCTTCAGCACCTGTCGCAGTTGATACAAATGGGCAATTGAGTAGCTTAGGATTTGGCACGGCTACACAAGTTTTGACTAGCAATGGCGCAGGCGTTAGCCCTACATGGCAAGCAGCTGGAAGTGGGGGATCATCTGTTTATTTTTCAGCTTATTTATCTTCTCCTAAAAGTAATGTAACAGGCGATGGCACACAATATACAGTAATTTTTGACACAACTACTTCAAATTTTGGGTCAGCATATAATACAGGAACAGGAGTATTTACAGCCCCTTCAACGGGTTTTTATTCGTTTTCTTTTGATCTTTGTTATTTAAATTTTAATACAGGTCAAACAGAATTAATTTCAGCGTTTCAAGGTTCAGCTTTTGGATTTAGAACTAAACAATTGGATTGGACCGTATCTCCTATTAATGGAACATTTATAGATAATGCTGCTACACAAATATATATGACATCCGGAGATACTTTATATGTTACAGCTCAAATGTCGGGAGGAAGCAAGTCTGTTGAATTGTATGGTCAAGCTCCCACAGGCTATGCAACAACCTGTTTATTTAGCGGATTTAAAGTGGCTTAATCATATATTAATAATTTTAATTCATCGATATGATACATTAGTTTGTCATGGGTGGGTGATGGAATAAAATCACAAATATCCATCGCGATTTGATTTATCTCATAGATGTGAGTTTCCATCATGAGCTGGTGCTTATGTTCGAAATTTTCTTTTCCATAAATAAGGAACGGTATAAAAAACAAACAGATTAAAAAATATTTCATAAATCCTCTTTTTGGGAGAATATACCATGCCCCTCGATAAATCCGGAAGCAAAAAATCAATCGGTAAAAATATTAAAATGGAAGAGAAAACAAAACCCAAGAAACAGGCAATTGCAATTTCTTTAGATGTAGCCAGAAAAGCTGGCGCTAAAATTCCGAAAAAATAAATAGAAAAAAAACATGACTTGTTTTAATCTTTTTTGATTAACCCAAAAAAGGAGATTTTAAAATGAATGTTAATAATAACTATAATCCGACACCATATTATAAACCAGAAGAACCAAAAGAACCAAAACAAAGAATGCATACAACTCATATTCCTGGCTCAAAAGGAACTGCAGGATACACTAGAACACGCCCCGAAGAATGGGATGACGTAAGCCAAGATCCGATGGAGTGCGCAGAGTGTCCGGACTGGTGTGCGATTCTGTGAGTCCGCTTAGACCGTATAATAGAGAGAGAGTGACTCTCTCTCTTGAAGAATATTTCGGGCAAAAAACGATTGATCGTATAATACTGATTCACTATCAGATTTTTTGCACATTGCTATTTTCAGTGTATCTAAATCATATTTAATTTCTTGATACATTTTCGTTAGTTCTGCAATTTTTCCGAACTGACTTTTTCGACTTCTTTCGCAGTGTTTTTTGAGATTTTCAAATTCTCTTTCGAGTCTATCTTGTTGTGGCTCAACGCCTAAATAAAGTTGTTTGTACATTATGAATTTTTGTGTAGTATGGATTTATAACATTCTCCTGGGGATGGGGAGTTAGTCGTTTTTCTCCCCATCCATTTTTAATTAGTTGTGATGCGCCAGCTTATTGATGACTCTTTTCTGTAATCTTCAAGATCCGTCCCTTCTTTTATCGGTACTCTTGAATAATCCACTGCGCCTTTTCTCACGATCCTCGCTAGTCTTACGCCGGAACCCATCGAGTTCTTCTCTTGTGAAAGTAAAATTAATGTGTGTCGCAGTTCGCCTTCTCTCTTCTCTAAATATTTTAACTGTTTTGTAATCGATACCCATTCTTGCGCTGTCTCCGTCCAATTTTCATCATCCCTATTTATATAGTCCCTGTCGGTTAATTTAGGCGCTATAAAGTCGTTCATGCACGAGTAGAACTCAAGTTCTTTCTCGCGCATTTTTGAAATATATTTCTCATCGCGATTTACTTTTATTAAAACATTATCATCATCGCTGCGATATGAGAAATAATATGCCATGTCATAGCCCGTGCAGTCAAGCTGATGTTGGATTTGTGGATAATATTTGTCCGGTACTCTGCCCGATATAGCTATGTCGTGATCCGCTTGCCCAGGGCGTTTGATCTCAACGATAACGTGTTGGATTTCATTTATCCCATCCAGAGATGCCATCATAAACTCATGAATGGGATGAAAAACAACTTTGGGAGAAACGGGAATACCCGTTTGTACAATGAAGCACAACCTCGCTTCTTCTTCTCCAATGATTCCCCGTTTCATAGCCTCCGTTGCTGGACGGCCTTCAGATAGCCCTAATTTCTCGCACCAAAGCGAATAGGGTGTTGCCCATGGTGATACACCCATAATGACCGGAGCATCGCTAGCGCCAATCTTTGTGCGTCTAAGAGCCAACCATTCATCTGTTTGTTGTATTAATGCGCTCATTCTGCTACCTCTTCTAACCGTAAAAGTTCTAATATTTTTTTAAATGCTTCTGGATGATAGATTTTTAATCTGATAAATACATTTGATAAAGCTTTATCCATCGCGTATTCTGTGCTACACCCTTCACATTTTTTGGCTATTTGATCCGCATATTTTCTCGCGTATTCCCAAGATTCCATTTTATTTCCCTTCTCTAATTCTACGTAATTGACCTTCACAACATTTCACAGTCGTTTCGAGATAATCTTTTTCGATCCTCAAATCTCTAACCATGTTCGATAAAATCTGTATCGTTAAAGCCGGGGCATTATCCCCGGCCATTTCTAGCCATTCACCAAATCGTTCTTGAACTTCATGAAGAATTTGATTCATTAAGCCACCGCAAAAATATCTTGATTTGTGGCGCGATATTCATCGCGTTTCGATTTGACAGCTTGTTTGATGCGTTCAAACATCGACAGCGGCACATCTTCAATTTTTTTAATGGACTTCGGAAGTTTGGCTAGTGTCAACAATAATGATTTTTGATATTCCGGATCACATTCATCAAACATTTCTTTTAATTCAGAGATGTTTTCAAAACTTACACTTGGATTTATGGTTTCGTTTGTCGCCATTTCCGTATATTCATTCCACTCTTTTGAAAACGGATCGGCATTAGCAAACAAGGCATTCAAATTGCAACGTCTTTCATTAAAAGCATCTATAATATCTTGAGAAACTGGCTTGTGTGGAACAGGATTCAATGCATATTCCGTATCCACTCCCTCTCCGGATTTCATGATTTTAATATCATATCCGAATGGTGCTCCCCAGTCCGCATCTTTACAAAGCGATTCAATGCTTTTTCGGATCGTCGCTTGTGTGATCTGCATGATCTGAATTTCATTTTCATTGTAATTGAAAACAACAAACGCCCAGAAATGCCTGACTGGTTTTTTTGCATCATATGACTTCGCTGGCTTCTCATTCATCGTGTAACGCACTGGTTTCTTTTCATGCCAGTCCTCCCATCCGAGAATGGGTTTGGATAAGATGCGGATCCGGTTCTCGCCTTCTTGCAGCTTTGTGTAATAGCTTGTGGATTTTGGTGCTGTGTAATCTTCTGGTAAAAAACTCATTTTATGGCTCCTTGTTTGTGTTATTGTGTTAATTGTGTAAGATACTGATTGTTAAATATTTGCCATTCTTGTATGAGCGGCACAATAATTGATTTTTGTTCTTTTCTTTGAATTTGTATTTCATCACCCATTTTCACATTCAAATAATGACACAGCTCTTCTAGCTGCCATTCAAATTCGTTTATGTCTAATGGTTTCTTTGAATATAACATACCAACGATTGATTCAAGAAATTCTTTTGCTTGACACAATACGTTTTCTTTTCCACTACACGATTTGCATTCATATTCGTCATGCATATCGTCAAATTCATAATCTTCGTACATCTTTATGGCTCTTTTTTTGTGTTATTTGTGTGTTATTGTTTTTATATTTTAAATGGAAATGTTGTCAAATTTTCAAAGTTTTCTTTTTGTTCTTCGCTTAACATTGCATATTCCCAAACTTTAATCGCCCTATTCAAATTTTTATTTATATACTTTTTATATCTTTTCCATCCGTAAAATGCTGCATTATGTGACATAAATTCGATGTCTAATTTTTTCATAATTGTTTTTATCATGATTAAATCTGCTTGAGCTTCGAAAGATTGAGCTTGCCCGCTCTTGCAATAATCTTCATAACTTTGAATAGTCTCTCTTAATAAGTTTTCGTAATATTGTTTTATTTCTTGTTTTTTCATTTTGTTTCCTGTTTTTTTATTTACTAGTCTGTCGTGTCTCATTTTACTTTTCCTATTGTTGGCGTTAACTGACTGCTCGGCAGTGTATTTATAATATTTATTTACACTTCACATCGTTT